GGTAATCGATGTCGAAAGGAATGCGATCCTCGACTGCATTATAGAACTCGTATCGTTCTTCAGCGTTCTCTAGGAAATCATGACCAATATGATCATCGAAAGACACGCCAAGAGCATCAGCCAGGATAGTAGGTATTCCACCCTTGTCCTGATTTTTCGACCTTCCTTCGATGATCGAAATGCTCTCCATGATTGCATTGTATACTGCACGTTCCTGACAGAACTCCTCAGTGCTATCGATAAGCCACTGCATATCCTTCTTTTCGAAAGATATATCATTGACATACACCGTGAGATTTTCGTATACTTGCTCAGGGATATTCTCCTTCTTGTTGAGCTCAATAAGTAACGTTTCTTTAGTCGGCAGTCCGTTGTACTTTGTAATAAAGTCATCTATCTCTGTGAATAAAACAGCTTCGACCTGATCTTGAAAATACTCAGGCTTTAGGAATGGTAATACCCTTCTTGTGTAATCCTCTGCGTATATAAGGTTACTCAGGATTGTCTGTTCTATTCTCATCCACTATACTCTCTGTTATGATTTCAACTAAGATGTCTCCAAGAAGAGTCTCAAACTCTTTATGATCTTCTTTTGTCAACGAATGAACATCCATGTCGATTGGTGACTCCACGATGTCATAGTCAAACTTTAGGACAGCCTCATCATCCTCTTCGCCGACGAATTGAACTGTGTGATAGTGGTATATAATACCATCCCATTTATCAGATGTCAACTTAATTCTGGCAAGATCCTCGTCTTTGTATTCATCGTGCAGTACTTCATACTTTTGCATCTTCGAGTTCCTGCTCTTCTTCAGCCTCGATCACATCCATCATAGCGTGCACGTCTTCATCTCCATCTTGTCCATACATAAATTCTTTTGCAGCTGCTTCATCGAGCTGCTTTAAGATTTCATCTGTAAAGTATTCCTCAGGATTATCGTTAATCGTTTTAGCGAACACCTTCTTTCCATCAGGCAACTCAATGCGAGTCGATACCTTCTTAAAGATACCGTACTTCTCAGCAAGTTCAACGAGACCGTAGTAGCGATCCAAGCCACGCTCGTAATGCAGTTTAACTTCTACGTCTTTGTTCTCCTTTGTGAACCTTGACTTGATCATACGGCAACGAATGATATTACCAACAACGTCTTTGCCGTCTCTGTCTTTTTTCTTATGTAAGAAAACAATTTGAGATGCAGTATACTTAAGTCCGGAACCACCGCCCATTTCTTTCATTGGTACATAGGAACCAATTACATCGTATACATGGTTAGTGATCACCATAGGTACGTTGACCTTAGCGAGTTTAAGATTGAGAACTCGGAACGTGGCCTTGATGAGCTGGGCCTTTGTCATATCACGAGTTTCCTTACCCTCGTGCGTATCTTCCACTTCCTTTGTAGTTGATAACTGGCCAAGGGAATCAAGAACCATCAACATAGGAGGACGTTCATCCTCAGGCGCCTCAGCATATCGTTCAAGGATCTGAAGAGCCGTATGACGAAACTTTTGAATGGTGTCTGGCTCTGAAACAATAACTCGTTGTGAGTCGATACCGCGATCGTCCATCATGGACTTAGTAACAGCAGCTTCAGTATCAAAATAGAACACAGCGCCAGTGGGATTATCACTGAGGAAACGCCGAACCATACCCAGAGCAAAGAAGGTTTTTCCTGTAGCACTTTCACCAGCGAGCGCAAGTACTTTATTATTGGGGGCACCGCCAAAAATGGAGCCAGAAAGAGCGGCATTAAAAATATAAGAGCCGGTATCAATAGTATCGCTAAACTCACTAGAGCCCAGTCCATCAGCTGCGACATTTGTATACTCGTCTTTTAGTTCTTTTACGATATTGCGAAAGAAGTCGGTCATCAAACCCTCCGAAAGAAGTGAACATAATTAGAATTATACTGTATTACTTAAGACTTGTCAACACTATTTGGAGTGTTGTTTCCATAAGCGGTCACCGATCTGTTTGGTCCAAAGGTGCCGTTTTTTATAAGAGCTTCTCTGTTCTGTTGTTCTCTTGTTGGTTTGATCTCAGGATCATTGTATAACGGTTCTTCCCAATCATCACCGATCTCACTCATCACGATCTTTTCGTCCAACTCTTCTTCAATTCCGAACTCTTCAGGACTCATATCTACAACTTCAACAGTTGCATTTGGATCAATCTCATCGACCGCTATGATTTCTTCTTCGACTTCTTCATCCGTTTCAACTTCTATGTCTTTCCAATCGTCAGCGACATTGACTGCCGTCTTGATCTTTTTGGGTTTGGTAAGAGTCATATTAGCACAGATGATCAGAAGAACCGCAAGCGGATCGAATACAAAGATGATCGTTATGATCACCCAACGTACTGCTTCTTCAAGTACTGATTTATTTGTATCTTCATAGAAGAGAGCAGCAATATACTTAATAGGTCCTACTTCTGCTTCCAGTTGAAGTTGCTGCTTCTGTAGGGGTCGGGATTCGTCGCGAAGCTGTTTAATCCTGTCGCTCGCTTCAGAAATGATTCCGGCGAGTGAGCCTCTTTCCACACGCTGGCTTTCTCGCACGGCGATGGCTCCTTGGGGGCCTCGTATCCTATCATATTCGATAAGTGTCTCGACTGCCTTATCGAGTTGAGTGATGACCATTTCGGCATCCTTAATTCTCCTTTCCTGTCTCACGATCTGCTGATCGATGGCTCTAATTTCTAGTGAATTATCTCCCCCAACCAACGTCTGATCGATATGAGCTTTGGATAGAAAACCAAAGATGCCCATCGATGTAATGAACATCAGTACTATGACTGATCCTGTCAGATATGTCTTCAGTAACTTCGGACACGTCTTCCAGTTTTGATAGAGCCAGGATGCCGTCAGTAGCTTACCTACTTCTAGGACACCACCCATAACTGCTATCGGTATTGCTGCGGCCGCAAAGATGGCCATCAGACCAACGATACTATACCAGGCAGCAACACCTGATATAGCGATTGCGACTATAAGAGTTAGCCAACCCATATTAGCCTCGTGTGATAGCCAATACTTTATCGATAGTGCTCTTCACCTGTGTCTCACGATTTGGCCAATGAATGTATTCTTTATCGGCCGTCTTTAAAAGATTAACAAGAAGCGGCATAATCAACTTTTCGAGTTGATCCGTTTTGCCCTTTACTTCTTCTGTTGCTTGAGCGATAGCAACCTGCACGTCATCTGCTTCCTCTGCGTTCCTGCGAGTCATCAGTGTATCGATCTTATCTTCAATCGGCGCAAGCGCATTAAGAACGACGCGCGTAAGGTCGTTCTCATCTATCGAAGGCGGAGTGCTTTCCGCCTCGGCTTGGTTTGCTTTGAATGTGGCTTCGTCTACCGCACTGAAACCATAATCAAGGTTTGCGTATTCTGCGGGTATATTAGTATCAGCCATTAAAAAAGTCCTCTAGTGTATTCTGTTTCTCTACGTTCCAATCGATTGCATCTAGGATGTTCTTGATTGGATCAAGATAAGATTTATCAAACTGCATATCATAATCTACGAACCGCACCAAATCAAACTCGTTTGGCAGTATAATCGGAAATGCGATTACGTTCTGCTTCGCAGGGTTCGGCATCTTAAGATATGTAAACTTAATCTTATCTCCGTTTTGAATCGTTTCGTATTTATTATTTAGGCTCTTTTCCTTCACCATTTCATTATATTTTCTTGCAGCTCTCACGTGAATCGGCATACCGATTCCTTCCTTCTGCTTCTTATTTAGGTTATTAACTCCACGTGGAAAAGCAACGTCTTCAACCGGTAACCCTTTGAACTTATCTCTTGCCTGTCTAATAAATGCTTGAACAGCAAACTCATCTTCGTTGAGGATCAACTTTAGAGTCTTTTCAATTAACTGACGACATACTTGAGGTGTCGAAGAACGAACTGACTCGATGCCGGTAACCTTGAGCTTTGGCGAGTTGTACTGTACACCCTCGTTGTTTAGAACGTTCGCAATATATCGTTTCTTGCCAGTAAACACCACCCGAGACGCAATGATCTCCCGTGCCATAACCATCTTTTGTTCGTATGCATTGACATAATCCTTAAGTTCCGCATAAGCATCGGCAAGAAGGGGCTCGATCTTTTGTGCTGCTACCTTATCGATGAACTTACATATCTTGTTAGGATCGGTTTCATCCGGCATTACCTTACTGACAAGATCCCCAAGACGAACATACAAACTATCAGTATCGATAGCCAACACATAGTCAACATTATCAGTCTGTAGTAATTCATTCAGATATTTATTTATTCGTTGTTCTGCCCAGCGGATTGTCAACTGACCAGAGATGGTGATTGCTTCAGCCATACGAATATCATAGTATCGGAACCACTTGTTCGACATTGCACCATAGAGTGAGTTCATCATAATCTTTACGGCCATCTGCTGGTTATTGTAAAGACTGATCTTCTTTTCCATCTGAAATCTTTGATGAACGTCTTCTTTATCGATCTTTTCAAGATCCTGCATTGCGCTCAATGCTTTCTTCTTTGTAACCGATCGTTCGTTATAGAGTTCCTCGACGATCTGAGGAAAGACTCCGTGTGTATCTGTACGAAAGAGTTGACCGGTCGATGATAGACAGTGACCTTCTGGGATATCAAACTTACGTTTCTCAAGCAGCGTCTCAACATCAGCACCTGGCATAACGCCGTCGGCGATTGTCTCAGGAGACATATTATACTGCATGATAAGATGCGGATACAGGGAGTTTAGGTCGAAAGAACAAACCCAGTCGTGCATGCCTGTAAGCGGTTGCTTTACATATGCGCCTTCAATCCTACGGTCACCATGGACAGGATCCGGTTGATTGATTACGATGTTACGACGGCGGAGAACGTTGTAGATGTATGTATCCCAGATCTTCACAGATCCAAAAGACGTTATATAGTTTGCATTAGCTTTATGCGCAAGAGTAAGAGCGAGAGCAACGAACCCTGTCTTATCTTCCATACGTTCGACCAACTGCGTATCACGAATGTTGTAGTCGATAAACTTCTGGTGGTTCTCTCGATACAAAGCAGCAAGAGATGAGTACTCGGAGTAATCAAGCTTCTTTTCACCAAGGACAACGTTTGCGATATTGTCGAGCTTGTAGGACTCTTGGTTGCCATATGTGTATCCGAGTTTCTTAAACAGTTTCATAAAGTCGAGTTGAGTGGTACCTGTGATCTTGTACATAGTACCTTCTTTGTTCAACTCAGGCTTATGGCCGAACAGAGACAACTTACGTAGCTGATCCTCGCCGAGGATACGAGCAATGCGGTTGATGATGTAGGGCATGTCGAACTCTTCTGAGTTCCAACCGCTAACGATGTCTGGTATATTATTGTGATAGTGTTGTAGGAAACTCTTGAGGAGCGAATGCTCGTCCATGCATCTCTTGTACTCAATACGAGTATCCTTAACGATAGAGATCTCAGGAGAGAAGCCGCCGATACCCCAGGTGTAGAATGTATCGTCGACATTCGTCTTTATCGTAATAGCAGTAATCGGCTGCTGTGCAAGAGCAGGTTCAGGAAATCCCTGATCCGATTGCACCTCGATGTCAATATACATGACGTTGACCAAAGACATATCTGGTTCGCATCCATTAGGAAAGCGATCGCCAATGTACTGTGCTATGTAGTCTCGGTTACCATATATGCGAAAGTTAGTGGCTTCATTCTCTCGAATAAAGTCACGGCAATCCATCATGGTACCTGGTTGGATGGTATCGACATTGACGCCGTCAAGTGTTCGATATTTTGACTCGTTACGAGTCGGAATGAAGAGGGTCGGTTGAAAGCGATGCTTCTCGACCACTCTTCTATTCCCTTCGTAGCCGACATAGAGAATGTCAGCCGCGGTACGCTCAACTGAAGTGTAGAAATTTACCATAGTCTAATTTATACCACACATTTCTACAGGAGTCAATAAGTTACTCCTCAGTCAAGAGTTCTTTTTTCCCTTCAACAATTTTACCTCCGGACGTAACCTTGATCGTCTTAGGCTTCTTATGATCTGGGATGATGTTTTTGAGCGAGATGAGTAGGATCCCGTTTTTGAGGTCCGCTCCTTCCACTTCGATAGTGTCGGATAACGTGAACTCTCGTGTGAATGCTCTGTTGGCAATTCCCCTGTGGAGAAGTTTCCCTCCGTCTTCTTCATTCGTAACCTTTCCTGTGACGGTGAGTTTACCATCCTGTAGCAGGACTTCAATATCTTCCTGTGTGAAACCGGCTACTGCCATTTCAATATGATAATGGTCTTCAGCCACTTGACGAATGTTGTAAGGGGGATAACCGCCGGTCTGGTTCGGATGCGCTGTATGCATCGTGTCAATCTGTTTCCAGAGACGATCAAAGCCGACGAAAAAGGGATCGAGTTTGCGGATGTCCGCAGCGTTTAAGCTTACCATTTGTACCTCCTGTGTAAGCAAGGTTGAATATGGAGAACCCTATTAGGCGTTCTCAATATTATATATAATCATTCTCCTATGAAAATCAATAGGGGGCGGGAAAAAGTTGATGATAAGGAGAATGATGTTTTCCCGCCCCCAATGACTTACGCCGCTACGCGTGTACCCAAAGCGCGGTACCCGGCTGCGATGACGGCGCGAGAGGGAGTACCCATACGATAGAAGTTACGGGTTTCTCCGCCCTTGTTCGTACGAGCGTTGCTGTAGATCGCAAAGCCGCCCGACTTGCGAAGAGAGTTAACCAAAGCCGTAGGATTAGCAACTCCAAAACGTGAACGGATCTGCTTAACCGTAAGCTGTTCTCCGTTCATAAGTGCGTCAAGGACGCGTTCACTTTTAGACATACTTGATGTCTCCTATTAGTTACAAAATATGATCGAGCAATTTCCGATCATGTTAGTATTCTATCAAACAGTTGCTTAAGAGTCAACAAGTTTTCCAAACTTTTCTAAATATTGTTGCATCACTTTGTCACCCTGATCGATAAAAGCATCACATGCACAGTATGCACAGTTCTTTCCAGTCAGCAGATAGTTCTTTACAATATGTATGTAGTTATCTTTATGTAAAGCTTTAC